TGTTCCTGCTGGAAATACTCAAACCTGTATAGTTTTAGGTGGTGCTGGTGGTGGAAATGCAACTGGTTCATTAAGCATAGGAAGCACTACCGTTTATCCAAATGCACAAGAAATGCAATATGTTAAAGGTGTTACAGGTCCAGTTCAAACACAATTAAACGGTAAAGCAAGTATAGTTGCAAATATAATTAATGACGTATATTCAGGCACTATTGTTTGGACTGGTGGTGCTGCTCCTACTGTACCAAATCATACCTATTCATTATCTCAAATTGGTAATTTAGTAACATTAACAATAAATTTAGCTTATACTACTGCTGGAAGTTCATTATTAACAGGCGTGGCTATGGAATTACCATCAACTGCTCCAGCTCCTGCATTACCATCTTCAGTGACTACCGCTTTAGATGTAATAAACTACGGTTCAGGTGCTTTACAAGCTTTAAACGATTCGCCTACTGCTGCTTTTACTACTAATACACTTTTAAGAATAAAATCCACAGGAGTTTATGAAGTATTTATTACAAGAGGATCAGGACAATATAGACACGCATACGCAACAATTCAATACTTTGTATAATGAGACATATAAGACAAATTAATTCAGTAGGAACAGATAGCTACACAGTTGTAATAGCAGAAGAACCATTAGAAACCCATCCAATATTTATTGATTATTCAGATTTATTTGAAATTTCAGAAGATGAATTACCTGCATACATACAATATGTAAATTATGAATAATATAGATAAAATATTAAACAAGATTATTTCACGTAAGCTAATGGTCTTTGTTATAGCTTGTTGTGGATTATTCGCTGGAGATTTAACTTCACAAGATTGGGTAGTAATAGCTACTGCTTATGTAAGCATACAAGGATTTACAGATATAGTTGCAAAATTAAAAAGTTAATATAATGGAATCTACCAAACTATACCTACTAAATTCTTTAACGATGATTATCACGTTTACTAACATTGAAAATACGTTGAAGATTTTGCTTTTGATGTTATCAATTGTATATACGTGTGTTAAAATTTATGAATCATTTAATAAAAAAGTAAAAGATGAAGCTGGACAATAAAGGATATTTAATGATTTGCGAGTTTGAAGGGTTTAGTGCTAAACCATATTTATGTCCTGCTAAATTAGCTACTATTGGCTATGGTAATACATTTTATAAAGATGGTAAAAAAGTTACTATGGTGGATAAATCAATAACTAAAGCTGAAGCATTTGATATGTTTAAAGACATTGCTGATAATTTTGCTAAAAGAGTTTCTAAATGTGTTACACAACCATTAACTCAAAATCAATTTAATTCTTTAGTTTCATTTGCTTATAATGTTGGAGTTGCAAACTTTATGAGAAGCACACTTTTAAAGAAAGTAAATAATAATAGATTAGACCATTCAATTGCAGATGAATTTTTAAAATGGGATAAAGTAGGAACTAAAAAATTAGCAGGTTTAACTAAAAGACGACAAATTGAAGCAGACAATTATTTCAAAGAATAAAGGAGTTTTATCGTTTTGGGTTTATGTTGTAGTAGCATCAACTGTAATTACAATGTTATCATCTTGTGGTACGAGAAAGGTAGTTATAGATGAGGTTAAGAAGGATAGTTTGTCCCAAATTTCCACTAAAATAGTGACGAAAGAGGATATTAAAATAGAAACTAAAAACGATATTACAACTGATGAGTTTATTATAACTCCATTAGATACTTGCAAGGATATTGTTATTGATGGTAAAAAGTACAGAAACGTTACTATTAACTATAAAAAGACAAAAGACAACACTATACAAGTACAAGATATAAAAGTGGCTAAAAACGAGTTAAAAGTACAAGACACAAAAGTAACACAAAACAGAAAAGTTAAAGATATAGAGAAAACTTCTAATCCATTTCTTTGGTTATTAATTCCAATTGGATTATATTTAATTTATATATTTCTATACCCCCCCCTAAAAAACATACTTTAAAAAAAGGGGTATACCCTTTTTACTAAATTTTTTAAAAAAAAAGATTAAATATATATAGTATAAAGGATAGTAGGAAAAATCCTATTGTTAATAAATATGTTATTTTGTCTTTGGATTTACTATACATTTGGCTTATGATAGAAGAACAATTATTCAAGATATTAAAGGATCAACTATTCCCTGATTTATTAAAAGCAAAAAATCAAATGTCCAGATGGGATTGTTATTCACCATCTAAAAAATATCGAATTGAATTAAAGTGCCGGAAGGTTCACTATCCAACCCTTTTACTTGAAAAGAAAAAATTTGATGCTATGATCCTGGAATCTGCAAAGCACAATGATATTCCACTTTATATTAATTCAACTCCAAAAGGGATATTTATATTTAATCTTCTTAAAATAAATCCTATTTGGGAAATCAACTCAAAAAATCCTGCCACTACTAACTTTGGTAGTTACGATAGGGTTGAGAAGGAGGTTTGTTATTTAGATATTGCAGAAGCTAAAATGTTAAAGTTTTCATAATATTTTTTTTATTCCATTTATTACTTTTAGATTTGTCCTATAAATAATTTAAACCTTAAAAAAATGGACAAACAAGAAATTTTAGCGAAATTAGAAATGTGTATTTACATTTTAGAAACAACGGACAATCTTTATGTGCGTAAACAATTAGAGTACATTTCTGAATCATTAGTAAAAGATTGGAATCAATCGGATGCATATGCTCAAGAAATTAGAGAAGTATTAAATTACGATCAAACTATGTCTAATCTTAATAATATATCGATATGGACGAAATAACCCTACAACAAATAGAATCGTTGGAACTAATATTAAATAGCCAGCAAAAAAGATTAGATATAGCTATAAATGAATTAAAACAATTAGCTAAAATTGAATCCAATTTTATTACTTTTGGTTCATTATCAAATCAAGATCAATTAGACAAAGAAATAATCCTTGAAAAATATTTATAATGAAGGAGATAAAACGATTTGATAAATGGATGAGAAAAACAGTACAATCCATTTACTACTACGATAATGAGAAAATGTGTAACGCATACGAAAAAATTAAAAAATGAAATATAAAGGCTGGGTTATCCAAAAAAACGAATACAACTACGAGAGCAATTCATATTTAAGTTATGAGTATTACAACGGTAACGATTGTGATTGTCCAATAAGACATTGCTCAACTGTTGATGACTGCAAAGAAAATATTGATTATTTAATAAACGAATTTTACTACTAATGGCAAAAATAAAACATTATCCGGAAGCTTGGTTTATTTGTAGAGAAGAAAGAGATTTTACTTCTACACATTTTAAATCAAAAGAATTAGCTGAAAAATATGCTAAAAGAATGGGGTTTATAAATTACGAAATTAAGATGATGTATTATATGACCCGATGAAAGAAATTATAGAACAGTTAGAAATAGAATTAAATCAACTTGCCCCTAATTGGAATTTATTTGGCAAAGTTGATAAAATGAAATATTTATTAGAAAAATTAAAAAAATTAACAAATGAGCAATAGAACAAAAGCAATAGAATCACTACCATACGATCAACGTAGTGACGAATGGTTTAAAGCAAGGCACGGTAAATTTACTGCATCTACAATCCACAAACTTTTAGGAGCAAGAGGATTAGGTCAAACAGGAGAAACTTATGCAATAGAGAAGGCAATAGAGCAGTTATATGGTCAATTAGAAGAATCTTATAGAGGACCAGATATGCAGAGAGGTGTAGATTTAGAACCTTATGCATTTGCTAAATTTAAAGAGCAACATCCTGAAGCATCTGAAGCGTTTATGTTTCCATATGGAAATCACGCTGGAGCTTCTCCTGATGGTGTAGTTGGTAAAGATGCAATCCTTGAGATTAAATGTCCGAGACCTGTTAAGTTTTTCAAAATTGTAGCTGATGAAAAGATTGATCTGGAATACATTGCACAAATGCAGTTTCAAATGCTTTGCAGTAATTCATCTAAAGCCTATTTCTTTAACTATTGCGTTATTGATGGCGAGGAGTTCCATCATACAATTGAAGTGCCAAGAGATGAGGTTATGATTGATTTGATAAAAGAACGATTGAATCAGGCTATTGTAATTAAAGAAGCATACATTGAGAAGATAACTAATAACTTGCAACGATGAACCCCAAAAGTAAGAACCAGGAGATGCACAAGTTATATTGCTTATGCAGTTTATTGTTAGAGAGTTTAGATAGGTTAAAACCTACTACTGAAAGAATGATTAAATACCAATCCGATTTGATTGGATTTTGTGAGGAGTTAAATAATGTATTAGCAGATACTGCACCAATTCAAAGAAGTACATATTTTAACGATATTACTAATAAGATTGATACGATTTTAAGAAGGGAATTTAATAAAGATATGTGATGCCAGATATAACAATGTGCAATGGAAACCATTGCGAATTAGCAAATACTTGCTACCGGTATAAAGCAGAACCAACTCCAAGATATCAATCTTATTTTTGTGAAGCACCAATTAAAAATGGTAAATGTGATTACTACTGGGAATATTGCAGTAATTGTCATCAATATAATGGCACACATAAAATGAGTTGTCCAACGCAAAAAATACAAATAAACTTATGAAAAAAAAATTTACAAATTGGCAGAGAATATTAAGAATTATGAACTTTAATCATAAAAGAGGTTTAAATTCAGAACGAGTAAACGAAGTATATAGAAAAATTAACTTAATACGATTAGAAAAATGATACAGATAGCAGCAACGATTTTAGTAATGTTATGGATAGGAATGGAAGCAGTTAAATATTATGGCGGAGAAGTTGTAATAGCACCGATAAAAGGCTTAATGTTTGGAGCTTTATATAACAATGATGAAGGAGATGATGATACAGAGCATACGGTTCAGTTATTATTTTTTATATTTTCTGTTAATTTTATTTGGATAACTGAAGATTAAATAATACATTTGTCAAAGATGCAAGGCTTGGGCATCACAATTCCAAGTCATAAATAAATTAAGTGCTATGAGCAATAGAACAAAAGTGTTTACAGGAACAACTAAAAATCCTGCGAGTAAATTTCTTGATTGGAAGTCAAACGATAAACAATTTTCGTATTATGACAAAGAACAATCAAAAACCATTGAGGTTAAATTACCTTTAAAGTTTGTATTCCTTGATGAACTACATACGGTAAAAGGTTGGAATGATGCTTCATCTTCTGGAGTATATGCGAATGAAGTTAAATTCATTTCAAAAGAACCAATGATTGTAAAAGCGTTTAAAGGTGGTGAGATTGCAAAAGGTCTTTATAATGAGATTAAAGACAAAGCAAAGAACGCTGGAGGACACTATGTAAAATCAATCTATATTATGTTAGAAGATGGATCACTTGGAAACATCCAACTAAAGGGAAGTGCAGTTCAAGGATGGGGAGAATTTGTAAATGCTAATAAGAAGCAGCTTACTACATCTTGGATTGTAGTTGATAAAGCAATTGAAGGTAAAAAGGGTGCAGTTAAATACACTACTCCTTCATTCACTCTTGGAGATGTGTTAACAGTTCCTCAATCTAATGATGCTGATAGCAATTTTGACACATTAGAAGCCTATTTAAAGACTTATTTAACAAAAGTTGAAGAAGTAGATGCTTCAGAAATTTTAGTTGAAGTAGAGGATGATTTAGAATTTTAATAACAAATTAATTAATAACAGGGTTTTAGTCTACACCTAAAAAATACCTTAATAAGCCATCTTAACGGATGGCTTTTTTTTACCTTTGATAATAATAACTTATAAGTTACATATCATAAATAAATGTTAAAAAATTAGTTAGATTAAAATAAGTTTATAATATTTGCAGAAGTATTAACTAACAAAAAAAATATGAATGATTATCAAAAATTTTTAGAACAAAAAAAACATTCAATAGGTAACTTTGGATTTGATGCAAATTATATTCCGGATATTGCTTTTGATTTTCAAAAGTTTATTATTGAAAAAGCTATTAAAAAAGGTCGTACTGCAATATTTGCAGATACAGGATTAGGAAAGACTTTAATACAATTATCAATAGCTAAAAATATTATTAACCATACTAATAAAAATGTATTAATATTAACTCCTTTAGCAGTTGCTTTTCAATTTATATTAGAAGCTGAAAAATTAGGAATAGATGATATTGAATATTCAAAAGACGGTAAGCACACAAAAAAAATAGTTATATGTAATTATGAAAGATTACATTATTTTAATGAAAATGATTTTGTAGGAGTTATTTTAGATGAAAGTTCTATTCTTAAAAACTTTGATGGTAAAATTAAAAATCAAGTTACTGCATTTATTAAAAAAATACCTTATAGATTTTTATCAACTGCAACTCCATCTCCAAATGATTTTATAGAATTAGGAACTTCATCAGAAGCACTCGGATATATGGGTTATATGGATATGTTAGGTAAATTTTTTAAAAATAATCAAAATTCAGTAGATAGTAATAATAGAAATATTGGAGAAAAGTTTTATCTTAAGCCTCACGCTGAAAAGGATTTCTTTGCTTGGGTTAATCAATGGTCAATTATGGCAAAGATGCCAAGTGATTTAGGATTTAGTAATGAGCGTTATAAACTACCAAATTTAATAGTTAATAAACATATAATAGAAAATCAAAGTTTATTTGATATAGATGGTCAAATGAGTATGTTTGTTCCTATTGCTAAATCAATGACAGAAGTAAGACACGAACAAAAGCAAACAGAAGAAAAAAGATGCGAGAAAGCTATTGAATTAGCACAAGATAAAACTTCTGTATATTGGTGTAATACAAATAACGAAAGTAGTATATTAAAAAATTCAGATAAAAATGCAGTTGAAATTATTGGATCTCAATCTATAGAAAGAAAAGAAGAAATACTATTAGCATTTGCAAAAGGAGAAATACCAAGAATAATAACAAAAGCTAAAATGACTTCATTTGGTTTAAATTGGCAGCATTGCAATCATAGTGTATTTTTTCCTACCTGGAGTTATGAGCAGTATTATCAATCTATAAGACGTTTTTGGAGATTTGGTCAAACAAATGATGTTACTATTGATATGGTAGTATCTGATGGTCAAACAAGAGTTTTAGAAGCATTACAACAAAAGACACAAAAAGCAATAGAATTGCATAAAAATTTAACGGATAACGTTAATAGGAGTTTTACAAATATTACAAAAGAATTTAACAAAGAAATTATTAAACCTAAATTTTAAACACAATGGTAAAAGATCAAATTATTACAGAAAATTACGCAATCTATAACGGTGATTGTATGGCAGTACTTCCAACACTTGAAGAAAAAAGTATTGATTTAGTTGTTTATAGTCCTCCATTTGCTGGATTATATAATTATTCAAGTTCTGAAAATGATTTTTCTAATTGCGAAAGCAAAGAACAATTTTTAGAACAATATGAATTTATGGTAAAAGAAATGTCCAGGATTACTAAAAATGGTCGTATTAATGCAGTTCACTGTACTGATGTATTTGATAATACCTGTAGACTTTGGGATTTTCCAAATGAGATAATAAGAATACATACTAAATATGGTTTTGAATATCGTAATAGAATTACAATTTGGAAAGAACCTTTAAAAGTCCGTATGCGTACTATGGTTCAATCATTAATGCATAAATTTATAGTAGAAGATAGTACAAAGTGTTTTACTGCAATGCCTGATTATATTTTAATATTTACAAAAAAAGGAGAAAACGAAGTTCCAGTAACCCATCCATTTGGAATGAATCATTATGCTGGAGAAGTTCCAATATTACCAAATATTTTAAGAGCTTGGAATAATGCAAATAATTCAAGTTTAAATGAGGAGGAATTATGGGAACATTTAAATAATATTAATGAGGATGATAAAATAACAAAATTAAATCACTATGTTTGGCAAAGATACGCTTCGAGTGTTTGGGATGATATTAGAATTGATAATGTTTTACCATTTAGAGATAGCAAAGAAGAAGATGATGAAAAGCACGTACACCCATTACAATTAGATGTTATTGATAGATTAATAGAATTATATTCAAATCCTGGAGAAGTTGTTTTAACTCCATTTATGGGAGTGGGTAGTGAAGTTTTTAGTCCTGTTTCAATGGGTAGAAAAGCAATAGGAATAGAATTAAAAGATAGCTATTTTAAACAATCTAAATTAAATTTAATTGAAGCATCAAAAAGATTTAAAAAAGTAATTAAACAAGATAAACTATTTTAATGCAAATATCAGTATTTAAAGACTTATTAAAGTCAAAAGAAGTTCCGTTTATAGTGCCTATTGAAAAGGTTGTAAATAGAATAAAATTAGGTAAGTCAAAAGATTTAATAGAACGTATCCGGAACGGAGAAGATTTAAAAAAACAACTCCCTTGTATCTTATTTGCAGGGGAATTTACAGAACGAAACTCAAATGGATTAGTTAAGCATTCTGGCTTAATGATTGTAGATTTTGACAAATACCCCGATATTGTCGCAATTAACGAACATTTGGAAATTTTGAAACAAAATAAACATTTTTGTTTACTTTTTATATCTCCTTCCGGTAACGGTATAAAAGGTGTAGTAAAAATACCTGAAGCAACTAAAGAAACGCATCCTAAATACTTTAAGGCATTTCAAAAGGAGTTTGATTATGATTATTTTGACATCGCCAATTCAAATGTAGATAGGGTATGTTTTGAGTCTTACGATCCGAATATATATATAAATTATGAAGCTGAAGTATTTGATGCAAAATTAGTAGATGAAGGTTTTACTATTTCAGAACGAGTGCCTTTAATTCCAATTACTGATGAAGATAAGATTATTGAAAAGATAATGAAATTCAATTGGCAAAAGGGATTTAATGAAGGAGAACGCAATGCTTATATATTTGATTTAGCCGGTGCATTTTGTGAATATGGAATCCAGGAATATAATGCTCAAGGATATATTTTTAATAATGTAGTGATTGGGGATTTTTCAGAGCAGGAAGTAAAGAACACTATTAAATCTGCATATCGTAAACGACAATTTGACTCTAAATTTTTTGAAGATTACCAAAAGATTGATAAGATAAAAGTTGATTTGTCAAAAGGTAAGGATGAGGTTATCCGGATGCACAATATAAAAGAGGATGTTTATAACGAATTAAAGGAAGTTCACGATCACGAAGATTTTTGGTTCTTGGATAAAAAGGATAATATTAAAATTGATTCGCATAAGTATAAATTATTTTTAGAAAATAAAGGATTTGCGAAGCACTATCCAAATGGTTCTGATAAGCCTATGTTTGTTTATGTAAAAGAAAACAAAGTAAAGGAGTCATCAATCTCCAGGATTAAAGATTTTGTTCTTAATTACCTTCTTGAAAATGGTAAAATTGATGTGTTTAATTACTGCTCAACTTATCACAATTTGTTTACCGAGCAATATTTGATAATGCTCGAAACGATTGATTTGTTAATGATGCAAGATTTTGCTTATAAATCATTTATTCCTTTTAAAAATGGTATATTAGAAGTAACTAAATCCGATGCAGTTTTGAAGGAATACTTTGAAATGGATGGGTATATTTGGGATAGTCAGATTTTAGATAGAGATTGGATAGTTTCAACAGATAACAATAACGACTATAAGCAATTTATAAATAACATCTCACATAGTGATCCAATTGCTATTGAATGTGCAATAGGGTATTTATTACTTAATTATAAAAATAGAAGTCAAAACAAGGCTATAATATTAAATGATGAGCTTATATCTGAATCTCCCGAAGGTGGCACCGGTAAAGGTTTATTTGTGCAAGGAATAGGACAGATTAGAAGATGCGATATAATTGATGGAAAGCAGTTTGATAGTAAAAAATCATTTGCATATCAGACAATCTCTTTAGAAACTAAAGTCCTGGTATTTGATGATGTTAAAAAGGGATTTGATTTTGAGAATAATTTTAGTTTGATAACTGAAGGTATTACATTGGAACGCAAAAACAAGGATGCTATAAAGCTGAATGTTCACGAATCCCCAAAAGTAATTATATCCACTAACTATGCAATCAAAGGAGATGGGCATAGTCAAGATAGAAGAAGGCACGAGTTAGAAATTGCTCAATTTTATGGTAAGAACTTAACACCGGAACAAGATTTTGGAAGGCAGTTATTTGATGACTGGTCCTTTGAAGATTTTAACAAGTTTGACAATTATATGGTGGAATGTTTACAGACATATTTTAGTATGGGATTGATTGCTCAAAATAGTAAGAATAGTAAGAAACGTAAATTTATATCAGCAACATCTCCAGAGTTTGACGAATGGACCAACGATAGTGAAAACTTACCAAGTGGAATTAGATTAGATAAGCAAATTTATTTAGATAACTTCAAACGTGATTATCCGGATTTTGCACAATTTAAATTAACTCACAAACGTTTTCAAATTTGGATCCAGAAATACTGCTCATACAAAGATTTTAAATATGACGATGGTAATAGCAACGGAATGAAATGGTTTACAATAGGAGAAGTAGAAGAAGATAGTAACGATTTAGCATTTTAAAAATTATGAAGTATATATTAGTGTTATTAGCATACGAGTTTATAAGGTCAAAATTAATTTGGCTATGGTATTATTTAATTAAAAAAGGACAAGGAGAATGAAAGCAATATTAGAGTTTAATTTACCCGAAGAACAAATGGAGTTTAATAGAGCAAATCAGTCATTAGATATGGCTTGTGCTTTATTTGATATACTACAATTGCGTAAAAAGTTAGAGCGTAAATTTGAAACAATCTCATTTAAAACTGCTGACATCTTTGATGGTATTCAGTTTATGGCAGAAGGAATTGCAGATATACTTGAAGAACATAATATTAACATTGATAAATTGATAGAGTAATTTAATGTGGCGAGTATCGGGGTGTCACTCGGTAGAGTCGAAAGGCTTTTGAGCCACATTATTTTTTAAAATACACACTATAATATGGAATTAAGACCTTATCAAGACGAAATAGCTAAAAAAGCTACTAAAATACTAAAAGAATGTGGATTCGTTTACCTATCGATGGAAGTTAGAACAGGTAAGACAATTACCGCATTAGAAACTGCTTATAACTTTGGTGCTGAACGTGTGTTATTCATAACTAAAATCAAAGCGTTTTCCTCAATCAAAAGTGATTATGATAACGTTGGGTACTTATACAACCTAACTATTATTAACAAGGAATCTTTGCATACAATTGAGGATAATGATTTTGATGTGATTATAATTGATGAAGCACACGGATTAGCTGCGTTTCCAAAAGCATCTAAATATCAGAAGGATATTCGTAAAAGGTTTAGTAAAGTTCCAATGATATTTTTATCAGGAACACCAACTCCTGAATCATTTAGTCAATGGTATCATCAATTGCAGGTAACAGATAAAAGTCCATTCAAACATTATACTAACTTCTACAAATGGGCGAATGACTACGTTAATGTTACAGAACAAAATCTTGGATATGCAAGAGTTAAAGTTTATAAGGATGGTAAAGAGCAGTTAATACTAAAAAGTGTACAACCGTTTATACTAACTTTTACACAAGCTCAAGCTGGGTTTACATCCGAAGTAAACGAGCATATTTTAGAGTGCCAAATGGAGGATATTACTTATGATATTATTAAGCGTTTAAAACGTGATAAAATTGTACAAGGTAAAAGCGGATTGATATTAGGAGATACTGGAGTAAAATTGATGCAGAAAGTACACCAATTATCATCAGGAACTTGTAAGTTTGAAGATGGTACATCTATGGTAATTGATTATAGTAAAGCAAGGTTTATAGAGAAACGATTTAGATTTAATAAGATTGCTATCTTCTACAAATTTAAGGAAGAACTAAATGCCTTAAAAAGCATTTATGGAAGTGATTTAACAGAGGATCTGGATGAGTTTAATAATACTTTTAAATGTATAGCTTTACAAATTGTATCCGGACGTGAAGGTATAAGTTTAAAAAATGCAAAGTATCTTGTTTATTACAATATTGACTTTAGTGCTACTTCTTACTGGCAGTCGAGAGATAGACTTACTACAATGGAACGATCCTCAAATGATGTCTATTGGGTATTTGCTAAAGGTGGAATTGAAAACGCTATTTATAAATCAGTATTAAATAAAAAAAACTTCACATTAAATTTGTTTAAGAAATTATTATAATATACATTTGGCTTATGGTAGGAATATATAAAATAACAAATCCAAATAATAAGGTTTATATAGGACAAAGTATAAACATTGACAAAAGATTTAAACAATATAAAAGATATGCTTGTAAAAGTCAACCAAAATTATATAATTCATTTAATGAATATGGAGTTGATAATCATATATTTGAAATAATAAAAAAATGTGAAATTGAAGAATTAAATAATAAAGAAAGATTTTATCAAGAAAAATATAATGCAATAGAAAAAGGATTAAATTGTGTTTATACAAATGGAAATAATAAAAAATATTACAATATGAATAAAAGAAAAGATAATATTATAAATTTTTTTACTTCTGAAATTGGTATCTTATCATTTATTTCATTAATTTTAATAGTTGGAATTTTATTTTTATTGTCTGATATAAATGATTATAATGATTATAAAATTAATCAATTGCAAATTGAATTAAAAGAATTAAAATTAGAAAAAGAAGAATTAAAATTAGAAAAAGAAGAATTAAAAGAACAAAATTATAAATTAGAATTAAAAAATCATAAACTAAAAATTTATATAGATGTTAGAGAAGGTAATACAAACACAAATTAAAAAGAAGCTCCAGGCAGATGGATGGATAGTTGTAAAACTAATCAAAACTTCAATGAATGGTATTCCTGATTTAATGTGCCTAAAAGATGGTGATATTAAATTTATAGAAGTAAAACAACCCAAAGGTATTATATCTCCAGTGCAGCAGTACGTAATAGATATGTTAAGAGTAAATGGATTTGATGTAGAAATATGGACCAAGTTTAATGAACAATATTAATATCGGCGATAATCGCCGTTAAAACCTAAAAGTATGAAGGATAAAATTTATGAAGTTATGGAATGGACAACTAATAGTACTGAACCAAGACCAGTTAAAGACTTTATTGTTGAATCGGTAATAGACCAATTTAAAGATAGGTCTAATGTAGGAATAAAAAAATATGGTACAACATTAGATAGAAATGATTTGACTATGTTAGAATGGCTAAATCACCTTCAGCAGGAATTAATGGATGCTACTTTGTATATTGAAAAACTTAAATCTAAATTATAATAACAATTAAAAAAAAATAAAATGATACAATTAATTATAGGATTAGCTATTTTAGGATTTGGTATAAGTTTATGTATGAAAGAATTATATGAACTTATTGGAGTTGCAATTTGCATATTTACATTTATTTATTTATTGATACATATTCCGACTTGGTTATTAGCGAGTCATAAATATGAAAGACATATTGTTGAAAGAAATTCTATGATTGAAAGTTTAGAAAATGCAAGACTAAATAAAAATAATATTGAACTTGCATCAATAACAAAAGATATTATAAAATACAATAAAGATTTAGCTATCCTAAAATTTGAAGATGATGGATTTTTCGATGTTTATATCGATGATAGAATTTTACTTTTAAAACCAATTAAATAATGAGATGCGGTAATTATATCTTCAGAGGAGAAGAAACTCCAATAGGTTCAAAGATGTTTAAGAATAAGTTAGGTTACGATTGCCGTTTAGCTGGATCTACTTTAAAAGGTAATATATGGTTTGCATCGATTTACGTTTATGATACAAAAGAATTTATAGAGATTGAATATAATAAAATAGAAAAGTACTTGTAATGATAACAATAAAAGAAATTAGCCAAAAAAGAAATATTCCTGTTGAAACTTTATATCGTAGATTAAAAAGATTTAATATAGAACCAAGAACAAAAAAAGGAATTACAAATTATTATAATAATAATGTTGACGTACTAATTGGGCAAAAGCCTCCAAGATTTTTTCCTACTCAATTAAAGAAAATAAAAATAATAGAATATTATTTAATGTTTCAAACACAACCTAAAAAAGTTACTGCTGATGAATTAGGGATTGAATATGAATACTTTTTAAAAGTATTAAAGGAATGGAAAGAAAATGATAATTGTATAACCATTAAAAGTAGATTGTAATGGCTGGAAGAAAATGGGATTATGAAAATTATAAATTATTTGAAATTTCAGTAGATAAAGAATTTAAAGAACATATGGATACAATACCACATCCGAGACAAAGATGGCACTATACAGATATTATAGAAGCACTAAAAAAAGATAATAGGAATAAGTTATGGGATAAACCAATGCCAAACTTTACCTTTAGAGATTATGAAGTTTTAAAAAATTTATAGTTTAACAGATTATAAATCTGTAAAAAAAATAGCTTTTCCTATACCCCCCCCTAAAAAACAATTTTGAAATAGGGGGGGGGTCAAAAAAGTATAATTTTATATATATTTTAATTTTTAAAAAAAAAAGATTATATATATATATAAAAGAGTATAAAGGAATAGTAAGAAAAATCCTATTGTTAATAAATATGTTATTTTGTATTTGGATTTATACTATATTTACATTATGGATGAGATATATAAAAAGCATAAGTACTGGATTGGATTAGCCTATTCATTTGGAATTACAGATTTTCCAGAGGATGCAGTCCAGGATGCCTATCTAAAAATATATGGTAAAGAAAACATAAACGAATCCTATTTCTATTTTACCTTGCATTCAATCTGTATGAATATGCATAACAAAAGAAAATTAGAAACCATACCGTTTTATGATAACTTGGATGCTGAAGATATTGAACCATCAAGTACAACCGATATAACAGATGTATTATTTACTTTAGATAATTGGACTTGGGATGAAAAGCTATTCTATCTAAAATATATCGAGGAGGAATTATCGCTTCGTAAATTTGCTTTAAAATATCACTACGATTACAATTGGGTTTATAGAACACTCAAAGAACTAAAAGAGAGATTGAAACAAATTAAGGATTAAATTGTTATAATAAAAAACATTTATATATTATGAAAAAAGAAAACCAAGAAATAATCAATGATCATTTCAATAATAAAAAGGAATTGACTTTAGGGCAAAAAATAATTTTAGCTGAAGTTTACAAAGAAGAAGTAGGAGGTTTAGTAGATGCAAATGATAATGACTCACAATGGAGAAGTTATACAGATACACTATCTACATTTGTAGAAGCACAAAAAGCAAAAGGTAAAACTGAATAAACAACTTTTTTCAGAATGGAAGTAGTTAAAAAAAATGGAGGTGCGAGACCTGGAGCAGGAAGAAAACCAAAGATAGATGAGATAACACTTATTGAGTCTATGGATGCTATTGCAGTGCCGGAGGAAGTATGGATAGCTTTAGCAGAAAAGGTTACCAAAGGAGATACAAATGCTATTAAGACCTGGCTTCAGTATAGATACGGAATGCCTAAACAAGTTATCGATCAAAATACAAATCTTAATGTAAACGATTTTGATTTAAAGGATGTAATAAAATTTAAGTAAGGCAAAATATAAATTACAAAAATAACTATATTTGTAAAAGATATGATACAAATTTCAAGACCAGTATACGATAGGATAGTTTCAGATGCAAAAGGATTGGATTGTAAGCCAAATGTAATTACAGTGCATCCGAGAATATATAAAAAACTTTGTAAGGAATTAAAGCACAAAGTTAAGACTGTTTACGGAATGACATTGACTAATTTTTATGTTAAATCTTAATTCTAAATACCTACCCCTTTATGAGAATGATACAAGATATTTCATAGTTACCGGAGGAAGGGGTAGTGGTAAATCTTTCGAGGTCGGTGCTATGGCATCGACTTTGTCATTTCAATCAGGGCATAAGATATTATTTACAAGGCAGACAATGACATCCGCACACCTATCTATTATTCCAGAGTTCCAAGAAAAGATAGACCTAATGGAAGCAAATGATTTATTTGAAGTCAATAAAGGCGAAATAAGGAATAAGAAATCAGGAACGGATATAATATTTAAAGGAATCAAAACAAGCTCCGGAGATCAAACTGCAAATCTTAAATCATTGCAAGGAGTTACTACCTGGATATTAGATGAAGCAGAGGAGTTAGTAGATGAGGATATATTTGATAAGATTAATTTATCAATCAGGCAGAAGGGAGTTCAAAATAGAATAGTACTTATATTAAATCCTGCAACTAAAGAGCATTGGATTTATAAAAGGTTTTTTGAAAGCGAAGGAATATCTGAAGGCTTTAATGGAACGAAAGGAAATGTAACTTATATCCATACAACCTATCAGGACAATATAGAGAACCTGGACCAATCATTTATAAATGAGATTGAGAAGATAAGAGAATTAAATCCTAAAAAATATAAGCACGTTATTTTAGGTGGTTGGTTAGATAAGGCAGAAGGAGTAGTATTTACTAATTGGAGATTTGGAGAGTTTAATCCGGATAACTTGCAGACATCATTTGGTCAGGATTATGGATTTAGTATTGATCCGACTACTTTGGTTGAGGTGGCAATAGATAAAACTAAAAAGATTATATATGTTAAGGAGCATTTATACAAGCCAAAACTAACAACAAGCGAAATAGTATTCTATAATAAAAACATTGCAAGAGAACGGCTTATTATAGCTGATAGTGCAGAACCGAGATTGATTGCAGAGATGGCAGCGAATGGATGTAATATAATAGCAACTGCAAAAGGACCAGGATCTATAACTGCAGGATTAGCATTGATGCAAGACTATACAATTATCGTTGAGGAGAACAGTAGTAATATAGCAAAGGAACTAAACAACTATGTTTACTCGGATAAGAAATCAGGATTGGTTATTGATAATTGGAATCATAGCCTGGATGCAATCCGGTATAATATCTTTTTTAATTTAAGCAATCCCGAGAGGGGCAAATACCACATCTACTAATGAACTATTCTTATATGATAGCTTTTGTACAATGTTACATCCATTTGATGACAGGCACAGAAGTAATGATTGCAATACCAAGATCATTCCAACAGGTGCAGAAGTTAAGGCAAATGTTTGAGATAGCAAATGCAAGGATTAAAATTTTCTAAATGTTAAAGTTTTGTTAAAATTTAATATTTAATTTGGTAGTTTAAAATGTTGGCTTATATTTGTACTCAGATAACAACAACGAAGTTTTTATCACTAAAAATAGAAATTATGACAACTAAATTAACAAAAACAGTAGAATTAAAAAAAGAAAATTTAACTTTTGTAGTAACTGCAATATCTTTATTTATGATAGGTAATGTTTCACAATTTGGAAAAACTTATTTTCAAATAAAATTAAAACATTCAAATGAAATGATTGGATATGCAAAAATGACAAAAGAAACTGCTAAAAGAATTATTAATCATACAGAAGAAAATGCTAAATTTTATATTTAGCATTAAAAATAAAAATCCCACAATATTCGTACAGGGTTGACAACTTGGAAAGACAAGTATTTTTTTAATCTTAAAATAAAAATTATGTTAAATAAACAAAAATACCAGGTTTATTTTATCGGAGTAGTAGCAGCTTATTTTGTAATTAGTTTAATAGTTAGATAGTATGAAACAATACGATGTAACAGGATGGTTTAGATATGGCGATAATGAAAAAGATTATCAACACGCTGAAATAATAGCAGAGAATGAGCAAATGGTGATTACACTATTTAGAGATATGTATAAAGAGAATTTTTTTGCAATAGATATAAAGTTAGTTAGTTAATTGATTGTTTATTATTAGTGAGCTTAAAAGGCGTTCCGTTATGGTTCGCCTTTTTTGTGTGAAACAAATTTTTATTAAAATTGTTATTATATTATGAAGTTAGAAATTACAATCCCGACTAAATTAAATGAGATTAAATTATCTCAATACCAGGCATTTTTAAAGATTGCAAAAGACAATGAAGATTCCGAGTTTCTGCATCAAAAGATGGTGCAGATTTTTTGTGGAATAGATTTAAAAGATATTGCAAATATTAAATATAAAGATGTAAACAATATAACTGCTTCACTTGGGGAGATGTTTAATCAGGAGCATAAATTCATCCAAAGATTTAAATTAGGTGGTACTGAATTTGGATTTATTTCCAATTTGGAGGATATGACATTTGGAGAGTATACTGATTTGGATACTTATATAACTGATTGGGATATGATGCACAGAGCAATGGCAGTATTATATAGACCGATTAAAAAGAATGGCTTAAATGGCACGTATGAGATTGAAGATTATAATGGAACGGTAACTTATGGCGATGTAATGAAACACGCTCCTTTAGATGTTTGTTTAGGTGCTACGGTTTTTTTTTATCGTTTAGGGAACGCATTATTGAACGCTACGATTGCTTATTTGGAGAAGGATCCGGAGGTACAGAATATTCTGCTACAGGGCAATTCGGGCA